TTCAGATACTCCACTAAAGGATAGGGTAGGAGTTCCGTAGACTGCTGTAGTGGTTGTGGGGATGTAAGTGTTGGCGGTTGAGCCAATTTCATATTGAGCACCCCACAAGAAAATACCGCTTGTCCCATTTCCAGCATAAGTATCGTCTGTTGCACCAGTTTGGGTATTATTTACTTGGAAAAATGGAATATTTGTTGATGTTGATACTGCTGTTCCTGTTACAGTACAGCGATACCAACCATTACCAGCATCCGTAATTGTTGCAGTTCCGTTGGCTGTTGTGCTAATAGCCCCCGTTAATAAATTAAATGTAGTATTTGCGTTAAAAGCCGCTTGGCAATTTACAAATAAATAATTATATCCATTTGCTTTTGCATAAACGCTTACTGTATATGTAACTCCACTAATAGCAGTTATTGATGGGCTATTAATTCTGTGAATAGAGTTTGCAACAGTTGGAATTAAACTATTACCAGTAGATGTTCCATTAGGGGCTGTAGTAGCAGTTTGATTAATAGTTAAAGCTGAATTAATCCAAGTAGTATTAAAAGTTTGTGATTGTAAAAATAAGTTTGTACCAGTTCCATTTAACCTAGCTGTCTGTCCTGTAATCGTAGTAGCGTTTACAGTAGATGGGGTAGTAGCACCTATAGTAGTGCCATTGATTGTGCCGCCTGTGATGGCTACTGCTGTGGCGTTTTGCTGCGCCATATCGCCTAAAACACCATCAATACCAGTTAAAGTATTGATTTGGTTCTGCAGGGACACTAAAGTATCGGTAACAACCTGTGATGTACCTGAACCACCGCTACTGATGATAATGTTCTTAGCAACTTCAGGCTGTAGGATCTGACCGCAATCAATTTCATTACCGTTGGATAGGTAAACAACTAAAGAACCATCAAAGTCAATCTTAGCGTCAACGACTGAGATACCGTCTTTGCCATCTACACCGTCTTTGCCATCGGTTCCATCTTTGCCGTTAATCCCATCACGACCAGCTTTACCGTCTTTGCCATCTTTACCGTCTTTACCAACAGGTCCTTGGATGCCTTGCTTTGCAGGAGTGTTATTTAGCTCGGTTAACTTCGCTTCTAGCTTGGCTTCAATGGTTTTTAATGCTTGAATCACCATATCAGCGTTCTTACCAACTACTTCGGTACGCTTTTGCTTCGCTTCGATGATAGTCTTCTCTACCTGAGCTAATGCTTGTTGCTGTTCTTCTAACGAAACAGCACTATTACCGATTTTCTTGATAAAGTCTTTGATGTTAGCCATTGTTTGATAGCTTCTCAGTTAAGTTATTTAGAAACTCTTCTTCTGCTTTACCAATTGTAGCCATTTTATCTGACATTTGCATCTCAACAATCTTGGTGTTGTTCTTTAAGTCAGCTTCTTTAAGCATTAATTCAGCAATCTTTACCCTGCGATCAAATTCTACGTTAGCAGCATTGTCTTCACTGGGTAAATTGCGTGAAACAGCAGAAATAACCTTCGCTTCTACCTCTTTAGGAGCCAATTGAGCCTCAACCATGGTCTTCTGAGCGTCTGCCATGTCTTTAGCAGCACTAGCATCGAGTTGCTTAATAGTTGCCTGTGCAGCTTGTAGCTTCAATTGCTGTTCTGCTTGAGCTAATTGCTGTTGTTCTGGGTTAGGCTGCATCATTTGATCTAATTGCTGGAGCATATCAGCTCTATTTGGCAGACTAGAACTAGCAATAATGCCTTTTAGGATCATCGGTAGTACTGGAGTATCGGGACCAAGGGTTTGGAGCAATGCGATAAGCTGTTGTTGCTCGTATTCACGGGCAATGATGCCTAAAGTAGCCATTGGGATAAACTTAAAGTCTGCTGCAGGATAACGCTCAGGATCAAACTGCATGAATCTCCACGCTGCCTTACGAATCAATGGCACGAGGAAGTCTTCTTGAAAGTTTGTTAGGGTACGTTTGTACTTCTTAACAATTCCAGCAACAGACATCGACATCTGAGCCGCACCATCACGAGTAAACGCTGTTGGTTGACCAGCGGCATCGGTTGTGCCAGTAGCTTGTAGCAACATTCTCTCGAAGTTTTGGCTAATTGCTAGATTACCCGGATCGGTAGAACCGAACTTGAATGGGAATAGGATCTCTGCTGGATTACCGTTGGTGAGGATTGCTTTGCCGGGCTTGACTTCAAACTTAGCGCCACGTGGTAATCGTGTAGCGTCCATTGCAATCATTGGCGATGTGGTGAGGGCTAGGCTGTCAAGGTGTGAACGCAACTGAGCATCGATGCCCTTTTGCATATTGTATGCCTTCTCGACTGTGCCACGTCCGTAGAAACGATTTGGAACTGTATCATCCTGATAGGCTACGACAGGACGATCCTTCATCATGTAAGGCGTTTTCTCTGCTTTAAGGAGGAGGTCGCCATTAGCAATAACAACGATGGCTTCGACGAGGTCGCTATACTGATCCGCAGTGCTATCCTCCGGAAATAAGTCAACAACTTCTTCACCTTCTTTGTTCTCCAGTTGTTCAATGTATTCACGAGGTACTAAACCATAATATTTCAAGAGTACTACTTTGTCATCTTTAAACTGAGTCTCTTCTTGTGTTGGTTCTAAATCATCATCTTGTCCGTAAGGTTGAATATCTACTTTACGATAGATACCCTTTTCCATACCTGCAACAACTTGGTGGATAGAGACATAAGACTCGATAGCAACTCCCATTGCGTCATCAACCGAAACAGCGTTAGGGTCAATCAGGAAGTTCTTAGGATTAATGGGATTTAGCTTAATGCAAGTATAATCCTTCTCCATCACTCCGTAGGCTGCAGTACCGTCTTGCATTGGCATTGTCTGTGGATACATCTCAGTCTTCTTAGAGACCGACAACTCACCGATACCAGTACCATAAATCTCAGCCATTAACTCAACCTGAGTAATAGCCTTCTTAATATTCTCTTTCTCTAGGTCTTCTTTGAGCTGTCGTTTAATTGCTTCCACATCGAAAGGTTGTTGGTCCACAAGGTCATCAGCGATGTCAAACCATTCACCATTTCCGAATACTGCTTCACAAATCTCTGCGTGTCTTGTTTCCACAGCTTGCTGAGTCGCTGGGGAGATAATACGGCTGCGCTCAGATTCTCTAGTACGGTCTTCTGCAGCCCACTTGCCTCTAAATATTCTTTCATATTCTTTCCACTCTTCTAAGTAATTTGTATCACGATGATCACGCCATCTGTCACAGTGAGAGACAACGAACTCAACAATCTCTTTATCTGATTCGGTTGGTTGATCAAACTCGTTTTGTCCTAGTTCTTCGTTTTTAAATTCAGCCATGGTTTTCCTTACTTAGTGGTATCGCCAAAAGGATCTTGATACATTGGGTTTACAATTTGTTGTTGCGGTCTAGCTGCCTGTATTGCTTTATCTAAAGTATCTAAACCAAGAGAATCTGGATCCTGACCGTACTGCTGCATAAACAATTCTTTCCAAGCTGTTTGATGCTTTGGTGACTTTAACCATGTTCCATCAGGTGCTTTGGAAGACCAGTGAGGCATTTTGTCATAGGGGCTAATTTCTTCAGTAACGCCCTTCTTCCACGCCCCACGATAATCATATTCGCCAGAAGCCAGCATTTCATTAATAATTTCATCGTTGCTTAGCTTGTCAACAGGCTTTTCTAAATCTTGAGCAATTATAGGTTTTAGATTATTAAATAACTGTGTACCTGTAATCCAATCTCTAAACTGCTTTTCTTCTTTATCCGACAGTTTTGTAGGCGACCAGTCAGTCTCCTGTAATTTGTAGTATTCTTTTAACCAGTCATCCATATCAGTATCCGCTTATTACATCTAAAGTTTGATAAGGCTCGTCTTCGTAATCCTGCTGATAGCTAGTCAAAGCCATCTGATCGATATACGCCAGTGCGTCCACAAGGTCATCATGGACATTAGCGGTAGGGAACTGGAGTAACTGATCTACGAACTCTTTCCAGTCTTCATCTTCGTTTAGGGTAATCCTACCGTGTTCAAACCTACCCTGTAACGCCCAAGCTACTCGCTCAGTCTTTTTCTTGTTGCCGTGCGTCAAATCCGTGATATGGAAGTAGACATTGTTCTTACGCATCAAATCGTTTAAATAGGGATGCACTGCATTCTTTAGCGCCCCTCGTTCAATGCCTACAGCCATCGGCTGGTATTCTTGTACAAGTCGAAGTATCTTTGCTGCTGTCTCTTTAATGTCCCAACGACCATGTACAATCTTCTCAACGAACCAGTCTCCAGTGTCTTCTACTTTTACAATTGCGATAGCGGATTCGTCTAAGCGTTTCTTAGAAGCGCCTGCATTCTTAGCGACCTCTTCAAAACCTGCAAGATCGATGGCGATGATGTAGTCGCCATACTGCGGAGCTTCGCCATACTTAACCCACTCTTCTTTGAATATCTCTTGACCGGCATTGTCAAAAGAAGCCTCGTATTCTTGTTTGAACGCAAAGGACGATAGCGTCTTTCTTGCTGCGTCCACCTCTTTCGGGTCAATCGTCTCATTATCTTTAGTGGTGAAGTGCCATGCTTTCCATTCTTCGTCTTCTTCTTCCATCCCTAGTTTATACATATCGTAAAACCAGTTACGCCCTGACGGAGTTGAGATAAACATAGCCTCTCCCTTTTTATCCGACAGAGAAGCACGAACAATCTTTTCCCACGTCTCCTGCTTAATAAACGCACACTCGTCTAGGACTGCGTAGTACAGACTCAGACCACGAAGCGTATCACTGTTGTCTGCACCACGAACATGAATCTTACGACCATTCACCAAGGTGATGTCCAGATTGTTAATGTGAGCAGACTTGATAACAGGTCTACCAATCTCTAGGAGGCTGTCCCAGATGATTTGTCTGGACTGTCCTAGGGTCGGGGACACATACAATACAGCGCTCCCTTCTGGGGCTTCTAATGCCTTTATGATAAGCATCATGGTTGCTAGACGACTCTTACCGCACCGCCGCCCTGCTGCTATTACTTTAAAGCGAGTCTTATCCTTAAAGACATCGGTTTGCCATTTTAATAGCTTAAAGTTAAGTTCTGCCATGTTTCCTTAAATAGTCCGCTGCTTTTTCTAGCAGTTGTGGATCGTCTTGAAACTTACCTAAGCCTTGATTACAGTTTGTACATAACAAATCTCGTATTTGACCAGTCTCATGATCATGATCAACACAAAGCCTTTTACCAGTTATACATTCCTTGCTACAAATGGCACACTTATTGTCTTGAGCATTAGCTTTTTGTTTCCAATACTCAATACTAATATCAAACATTCGTTTTAGATTATTGGCTCGTTCTTTTGCTCTTGTGCCTTCATAATCTGTTGCCAAGTCTTTTTGTCGTTTATCTTTTGCGTCTTGAGACTCGCACGACTTACATCTAAATCTCAAACCGTCTTTATATCTACGGTGTTTACTAAAAGCAGTTAACGGCAAAACTTCTTGACACTTAGTACATTTCTTCATTTTATCCCTTTCAGAGGAGTTAGAACAGGTGTTTGACCGCATGCACCTGCGACATGCTGAAAGCTCTTACGAGTCGGTCCCTTCATCTTTACATTGTATATCAGTATATTCAATACTGTCAACAATTTCAGCTTGTTCGATCTTTGGGTCGCCCAAGGATGTTATGTTGATACTAATTTGCGGTGTTGAACCACCGTTCTTAGCGGCATCGAATACCGACACTGGCAGAATCCTATCGACACACAGCTTTAGTGCCGCCATGTTATCCTTATCGTCAGGATTTAATGCTTTGGCGATAAGTGTCTCAATTATCTTATCTCCGGAGGTGCCAAGCAATCTGGCTTTGAATTCAGCAATTCGTGCTGAGTCTCCGGCTGGTCTTCCGACCTTACCCCTATTACCCTTCTTCTTCGCCTCGATGTCCTTCTTTAGGGGACGACCTAACTTACGACGAACAATCTTAGGACGAGGCGGTTTAGTATCGACAACTTCAGTTGTTACTTCGACAGAATCATTACTCATTGTGTCTTTTATCCTTTTGGAAGACATTGTTGCGAAGCAACGGCTTTATTAACTGCTGTCTATAAAATCCAGCCTTCGGCTGTACTATATAGGGTTTTCGCTATTGGAGAGGTTTCTATAGGAGAAGAATATTAATCATCCTATATCGCTAACGAATCATCCCTAACGATTCGTCATAGTTCTATATAGTGCAAACTATATCATACTTTTACTTAAATTACAATGATTGTACTACTGCACTTTGTTAAGCATACAGCATAGTCCATCCTGTGCGGGACTTGGTAGGCTAGACAGGTCTCCGCAACCTATCCGCTATAGTCCCTACGGTGCGCTGATTCCACTATAGTCCAGTCTACGACTGTGTCCCTTTATTGTCTATTCTATGCTTCGTATAAATATACTTTATATTCAACAACTTACATTGCAGTGCAATATAGTCCTTTTTTACTATTTTGTATACAGTAGCGGCTTCAGCAACATCACACATCACAGCCAACCCCACCCCCCCTATGTTGTTTTTATACAACAATATCGATCTATACGAATATACGCATACACGCATATTAGCACTCAACAGACTAGACTGCTAACAATAGAGTAAAACTATCGGGTATATGAGGCGATGATGCACCTATACTGAACAACTATACAGTACTGTTTATCTATACAGTACTTTAGCGTCATAGTCTAAACCTATCATCATTGGCACTTGATAGCACGACACTATCAACACCTACGGGAAAACCCTTAGATGCCTCTAGGACTGCATTAGAGGGCTTTAGAGGCGTTTTCGCCTGAGTTGAGGGGTTAGTATCACCACGCTATCGATCTCGATTTTCAAGGGTAAACCCTAAGTATAAAAACACAGGAAAACATTACTAAAAGTAATAACCGCCAGCTCGTGGGAATTTCTAGGTGTTTTCCCTGATTTTCACAATGTGCAACCACTTACGATAAAAACCCTGTCAGACTAGAGGCTAGTAGTATTGATCAACAGTAGATAACAGGAGAGTAAAACCATGTTTTATATTGAACAGAAATACATCATCAAGCCTGAGAACAATCCCGATGAATGGTATCAGGTTTATTCATACACTAATGACCATTACGATTTAGCAAAGCATGACATTGAAATATTACGCAATAAATATGAGGGTAGGGAATTTAGACTAATTTGCATCGATAACTTTTAATTAACCAACAGGAGAAAAGAACCATGAGAAGAACTGAGATAGACTTAAATAAAATGAGCCGAGATGGACAAGTAATTTATCTAAAATACTTGGTAAAGGACTTGGGTCAGGCTTTGCAAGACTTAGCAGGAACTGAGCCGAGATACGATTACATCAATACTTTGATTCAACACGCCATGCAAGCTGAGCAAGACTTAACAACAATGTCCGATAACCTTAAAAGACTAACTGAAGAGGCTTAAATAGCCGAAACACTCGAGAGGGTGTCTTAGTCAACGCAGTATCTTAACTTTAGACAGGAGTAATACAAATGAGAAAGATTGAAATTCAAATGCTTAACGCTATCGATTCCAAACGCAATTGGACAATGGACAACACCTTAGTCCATATTGAGAATGGTGGCGGGAATCCCTTTGGCTTACGGGCTTTGGGCGCTAATGTCGCCACACGCAAGGGCGTTACCTATCTCAACAATGTTGCAATCTAATAAGGGGCTTAAAATGACTGATAGAACTAAATACAATGGCTGGACTAATTACGCCACATGGCGGGTAAACCTTGAGATATTTGACGGCATGGATTCGGATGATTTGGGTTGTTTTACCCGATACGAAACACCCGATCAGTCAGATGTTGCGGATTATCTAAAGGATTATGTCGAAGAGATTTTATGCCAAGATTGTGATCCCTCTAGGCTTGCTCATTCCTACGCTATGGCATTTATTAACGATGTTAATTGGTATGAGATAGCGCAACACTTTATGGACGCATGGCAGGAACTCATTAACGAAGAAGAAAGGGAAAGGGACAATGAAAATGCTTAAATCTTTACTACTCACGGGAGTCTGTTTATATACTTGTTTAACTGCTGTTTATGTTATTGTTTTCTACCTATGAAAGGGGTTTATTATGAAAAAGGTATATATCGCTAATGGGTACAACTCATGGACTAATAAGGATATCATTAGGGCATTCACTAGCGAAAACGAAGCGGAGAAGTTTATTGAGGGTTTAACTAATCCGCATATTAATATTATCGGATATAAATCCACCATTGAATTATTAAACCATTTATTGAAAGGGTAATCATGAGTAGAAACACGCTAACGCTAGTGCAAGAGGTTTACTTTGATTTATGCGACTTGTTAGACAATAACGAGTTAAGCGAATCGATAGAGGGTTTATTTGAGTTCGATGATATGAGAGAGTTCATCACAGAGCAACGGCGCAAACTAGCGCTAATTGAAAGAGATTTAGATTTGAATCATTTAGATGTCAGTAAGTATGAATCAAAAGCCGGTGATGAAGATTCATTTTCTAATCTGAATTAACACAAATGGAGATTTAATTATGGCTAAGATTAACCATTTAAAGCGAATCGCTGACATTCTATGGAATCAGTTTGACGAAGAAATAAAGTATCAGGGCGATTGGTTTTGGGCAACTAGGAATTGGGAGATTAACTTCACACTCGAAGATGATAGAGAAAGCATTGTAGCCTATCCTCGCAAACAAGGCGATACAGATTGGAGTAAACCGATAGTACTGTCAGAAAGGGTAAGGAAATGGAAAACGATAGTCTAAGTAAATGTAATATCTGTTCATGTGATTTCACCTTAGATGGCGAGGGCGGAATTGATGGCTATATAGGAATCCTGTATTTTGCTTTATGCCCTACTTGTTTATCAGGGGTGCAAGATATGTGTGATCAATTAAGAGAATTTGACGGAGAGGAGATTGAATAAATGGATAAATTTGACTATTACATGGAATTTATGTCGATGCGCTTAGATGATCCACAATTTAGGCTAATGTATGGGATCAATGAGTTTGATAAATGGTATGCTGATTACATGGAGATAATTAACCAAAAACACGGAGAACCAGAAAATGAAAACCAAGTATAGAGTATTAGCAAGTTATATGTCTTATGTCTATGCCGATATTGAGGCGGATAGCCTAAGCGAGGCTAAAGAGATTGCCTATGACATGGACGGCGGAGATTTTAAGCAAACAAGTTTCGGCGATTGGAATATTGACGAAGTTATTGAATTAGAAAAGGTAAACACAATGTTTAGAAAGGCTAGTAATGCGTAAACTATTGATTCTATTAGGCTTTATGTCGCTAATGTCTAGCGCCTATGCCTGTAAAACTGCTATAATCAACACACCAACGGGGACAACTGTTTGCTATATCTGCGCCGATGGGAAAATAATCAACTGTGAACCATTATGAAAACTGCACTATTTTGGTGTCTTATATATCTGATTCTAGCATATGTTATTCACCATGTTATCATAATCGGGTTAAGTATAATCTTAAAATACCCCTAAAACGCTCTAAAACAGCGTATACGGGGTTTTCTTAGGGTAGTTAAGGGGTAGGTATCATCTACTATGTTTTAATCGAATAGAGAGGCTTTTATGAAGATTTATGTTGTAAGTGAAATTGAAGGTAAAGAAGTAGAAATGCTAAAGGCTTTTCATACGATGGATTCAGCAATTGATTACCTAAATGTGATTAGCGTATTACACCAGCACGATGATGTAGAATTTCTAATTGACCCTATTGAATTGGAGAAATGATGCACTGCACAATATGTGACAAAATGCTTAATGATTATGAGTCAACACGAAAGACCTTAGATGGCAAGTATTTGGATATGTGCCAAGATTGCTATACAGGGCTTGATGTATTGATACCGACAATAGATCGTAAGGATTTACTACACGAGGCTGATATGCCTAGTATGGATGAAATATTTGACGAATACGGGGACTATACAGACTATGATGATTATAAAGACCTATGATGTTATACAACTTAGTATATGCTTATGATATATACATAGTTAAAAACACCTATGAAGTAATACTGTAAAGTGAGGGTATCATATTATGATGATTTTGTCAATAGCATTGTGTTGTATTTATGTCGTTGTATTTATTACTAATGTGTGATATTGTCGGATTTATTACAAGGAGGATTTATGCATCATAACGAAGAAGCAAGATATCATTTCATAATGATGGACTTTGTCGATTTAATCGGTTATTATGGCTATGATGCAGTGATGGCTGATTTAGATGTCGCTATCGCTGATAAGGTCAATCGCTTAGTTCAACGAGCAGTAGCGGAGGATAAAGATGATTGAGAAACTAGAAGCACCTGACGGATATGTCTTTGTTTGTGTGCATTGTGCTAAGGATATTGGCATTGAATTACCCGAAGATGATGACATCACGATTACAATGCCACGCAGTCAATGGCAAGCAATTAGCAAGGCTATTGATGTCGCTTGCTCTCAGGACGATACGAAGTGAAAGACCTTATTTTCATTGGGGTATTTGCTTTGGGTTGTTTATGCGGTTGGGTTGCTAATCAGGCGCATTTTGAGCATAATGATTGCATTGACGCAACAGGCAAGTATCAGCGCTATGAGGCATGGCTTAGTGTTAAGAATGGGACTTATCGTTGTTTTTGGATTGAAAAGGATTACCCGCATCGTGTTAGGGTGCAGGGTGTGATTGATGTTAAATAGGAGAGAAATGATGGAGAATTATTATTACGATATTAGCAACAAGATTGACCTGATTCAAAGCCGTATGAATTGCTTTGTATCAATGTTAGAAACAGTGGCATCGGCTGATCCGAATGATTTAACTAGCGGTTCTATGTGGTTTGTACACGATACAGTAAAGCAATACTCAGAGCAGTTAGCAGAACTATCCCATGTAGTTATGGAGTTCCACGCAGAAACATTAAACATACCAAAGAAAGGTAAGCAGAAATGAGCATACAAGGTATCGTTGCCAATATAAAAGAAGCAAATAGCATTAGCGGAACCCGTGCATACGGGGACTGTGAATACAGGGAAGAAGATCCACGCATGGCGATGTGGCGCTTAGAGGCAGACTACATTGTAAGAAAGGCAAAAGAGGAACAAGATGCTAACAAAGAGTAAATTCCTAAAGCATATCGCATGTGATCGGTGCGGATCATCGGATGGTAATGCTTTACATGATGATGGACACACTTATTGCCATGTCTGCCACACTTATGTGGATGAGGCTGGTGAAATATCAACAAGAGAAATTAAACCTATGAATAAGGATCTACAATTTTATGACAATGCTACTGCTAGTGCTATCAGTGATCGTGGTATTTCTTCGGCTGTTTGCCTAAAATATGGAGTAAAACAAGATGTCAATAAGCATTATTACCCTTACTTCGATAATGATGGCGTGTTATCTGCTATTAAAATTAGGCTCGTTAGTTCTAAATCATTCTCGATTGCTGGTGAGTTTAACTCTACGATGCTGTTCGGTCAGAACTGTTTCCCTAAAGGCGGTAGATTCTTAACGATCTGTGAGGGTGAGTTAGATGCACTGTCAGCGTTTCAGATGATGGGCGCTAAGTATCCGGTTATATCGATTCGTAATGGTGCATCGGCTGCTTTGAAGGACTGTAAGTCGCAATATGAATACATCGATTCATTTGAGAATATTGTCCTATGCTTTGATAGCGACGAAGCCGGTCAAAAGGCAATGCAGTCTGTTGCTGAGTTATTTGGCGGTAAAGTCAAAATGGTTAAAATGCGAACCGGACTCAAAGATGCGTCAGACTATCTCAAGATCAAGGCGGATAAGGAATTCGTTGACGATTGGTGGAGAGCAGAGCAGTATGTACCTGATGGCATCATTCAAGGCTCTACGCTATGGGATGTCGTATCTAAACCGATTGACAAGGCAGAAGTCGATTATCCTTATACCGGCATCAACAAACTAACCTACGGCATTCGTAAGGGCGAGTTAGTTATGATTACCGCAGGATCAGGCTTAGGCAAATCACAGTTCTTGCGTGAGATCGTATGGCATATCCTGTCTAAGACCGAGGACAATATCGGGATGATGTTCTTAGAAGAAGGTGTGCGTAAGACCGCTAGATCGCTGATGTCTTTGGCATTGAACAAACCAATCCACCTGCCGGATGTGGATGTTACTGAGGAGGAACTACGAGATGGATTTAATCGAACACTTGGCACTGACCGCCTTTATCTGTTTGATCATTTTGGAAGTAGTAATCTTGATAACATTGTTAATCGTGTCCGTTACATGGCAAAAGGACTTAACTGTGGCTACGTGGTCTTGGATCACATTAGTATCATTGTTAGCGGGGGTGATGTTGGCGATGAACGAAAGGCTTTGGATGCGATTATGACACGCTTACGGATGCTGGTGCAGGAGACCGGTATCAGTCTGCTATGTGTATCGCACCTAAAGCGTCCTGAGAGCAAAGGTCACGAGGAAGGAGCCGTCACTTCGCTGGCTCAGTTGCGTGGTTCAGGATCGATTGCACAGTTATCTGACATCGTGATTGGACTAGAGCGTAATGGACAGGCTGTTGACATGGTCGATAGAAACACCACTCATGTTAGGGTTTTAAAGAATCGCTTTAGCGGTTACACGGGCGGTGCTGGTGATTTGCTATACAATCCATCAACAGGTCGTATGTTAGAGATACAGGAAACAATATGAAAGACGATTTATTAGAAAAGGCATTGAAGTACGCAAAGCATGATGACTATCATGTCACCCGTAGGATCATTACGGATCTGTGCAATGAGATTGAGCGATTGCGTGAACTTAATAAAGATGTCTTTAGCCGGATTCAGGATAATAAAGAAATCTTCAATCACGCTGAACGCTATCTTTGGTTACGCAATTCTGCATGGGATGTTCCTCCGGGGGCTTATGCGCCGATTGTCGTATTGTGCGATAACAAGATGGTAACATGGGAATGGCTTGACGGTACTGCTTTGGATTTAACAGTCGATAAATGGCGTAACGATGCTACTCTTTAAATGGATTGCTACCTGTTTCTGCCTAGCCGGCATTGCATTAACCAGTTACAATATCTACCCAATGAATATTGTACTTAGCGTAATTGGCAGTGCGATGTGGGCTTGGGCAGGATGGAAGCAACGGGACAATCCGTTATTGATTGTTGAAGCGGTGGCAGTGTTCTTTTATGCGTCTGGACTTATTACATGGATGATGTAACAAAGAGAGTATTTGAGTTAGCACAAGGATGTATTGAGGAACTGTATAAGCAAAAGGAATATATACAGTATTTAGAAGAGTATATTGGGGAGTTAGAAAATGGTGTGGAAGTGTCCACCACTGAATCTGTTCAACTGGAACAACCTTTGGAAATGGAGAAATCAAATGACAACATGGACGACAGAAGACCGAGTGCAGTGCGTCGAAGAAATGCAAAAGCAGATAAAGGAATTACAAGACCAAGTAGTGAAGACTCATGCGGGATTAGTAATGGCGATGGCGGAATTAAAAGCGCTGAGGCAGCAATTGCTAATAGCAACGCAGGGTAGACACTAATGGCACATCCCGATCAACTATTTGGAGATATGACTTATGCTCAACATGGAGATGATATTATTATTCGGGCTATCTTTCACAGTCTCGGTATTGCTACTCCTTCATACTTGGATGTGGGAGCGCACCATCCGGAACGGATTAGTAATACTAAGCTGTTCTATGACAACGGCAGTAGGGGTATTAATGTTGAGCCAAATCCTAATTTATATAAAGCATTCCTAGAGCAACGACCACAGGATATTAACCTTAATGTTGGTGTGGGTATTCAATCAGAATTCCGTGAATTTTACATGATTGATAGCGAATCTGGACGAAATAGCTTCCTTAAAGAGGTGGCTGAGGGATTTGTGATGGATTATCCGCAGTTCTCCATTACCGATGTCAAAGAACTACCAATCTTCACAATTGACCAAATCCTTAAACACAAACTCACACCGGACTTTCTGACAATTGATATTGAGGGCATGGATTACGAAGTGCTGCAGAGCATCAATTATTGTCTGCACCCATTTAAGGTAATCTGCGTGGAGTTGCAGCCTTATAGCGAAGAAGATATTCGTTCTCTAATGACCGGTGTTGGCTATGATCCGATTATTCGTTGTGGTTCTAATTTAATATTTGTTGACAAAACACTATCACATAGAGTAAGATAATTCTATGAGATTATTACTTGACATCGAAACCACATTAGATCATAGCAAGATTTGGTGCGTTGTTACAAAGGATTTAGACACAAACGAGGTAAAGATATGGAAAGAAGCAAAAGACTTATCGGAGTACATAAAGGCAGCGAGTTTGATAGTGGCTCACAATGGGATAGCATTCGACTTTCACTTACTGAAAAAGTTATGGAAATGTCAGATTACATTGAAGATAGTAGCAGATACGTTAGTTCTAAGTCGCTTACTAAACCCAAGTCTTCCCGGCGGTCACGGGTTAGCCAACCTCGGCAAGATGTTGGGAATCGAGAAGAGTGACTTTACTGACTTTGATTTACAAACACAGTCACTTGACGAGATGATTGAGTATTGCAAGCAGGACGTAGAAGTATTACATAAGGTGTACGATTACTTGAAGTATGAATTAAAACGGCAGGACTTTTCAACCAAATCACAGGAGTTAGAACATGAAGTACAAGCAATCATTGCAGGACAAGAACGCAACGGTTTCAAGTTCGATGAACCGTCTGCTATGCGATTACTGGCTGAACTTAAAGCTAAGTTGGACGCTATTACAGTTGCGATGCAGAGCATTTTTCCTGCCAGAGTCACATCTGGACGCACCCACAAAAGAACAGGAAGACCCCTTCCCGACATCGTGGAAGACTTCAATCCCGGAAGTCGCCAGCAAATCGCCGAAAGGCTCATCGAGAAGGGCTGGAAGCCGTCAAAGTTCACAGAGAAAACAAACGCCCCAATCGTCGACGAAACCACGCTCGAAGGCAGCGACATCCCCGAAGCGAAAGCAATCGCCGAGTACTTGATGTTACAAAAGCGTATCGCACAGATTGAAAGCTGGATTGAATCAATCAGCGCTGATGGTCGTGTTCACGGTAGGGTTATTAGTAATGGTACAGTCACAGGTCGTATGACTCACATTAAACCGAACATGGCTCAAGTACCAAACTCTACTGCGATATACGGACCTGAGTGTCGTAATCTTTGGATAGTTGAGAAAGGATGGAAGTTAGTCGGCATCGATGCAAGCGGTTTAGAGTTGCGGATGCTGGCGCACTACATGAATGATAATGCGTATACAAATGAAGTTGTTTCCGGCGACATACACACAGCCAATCAAAAAGCGGCAGGGCTTGAGACACGGAACCAAGCTAAGACTTTTATCTATGCATTCCTGTATGGTGCAGGAGCTGCCAAGATCGGGACGGTTGTTGGAGGCTCACCGAAAAAGGGACAACAGCTCATTGATAATTTTCTACAAAACACGCCGAGCCTCAAGAAGTTGCGAAAAAGGGTATCTGATGCGTTTGCTGCGAGGGGAGTCCTACTCGGTTTGGACGGACGTAAGTTACTCGTTCGCTCGGAGCATTCGGCGCTCAACACGCTACTGCAGGGCGCTGGTGCGATAGTCATGAAACAAGCGTTGTTAATTCTCTACAAAGACTTGACAAAACGCAAAATACCGTTTAAATTAGTAGCTAATGTCCACGATGAAATACAGTGTGAAACACCTGAGCAGTACGCTGAATTAGTCGGACAATTAGGAGTACAGGCAATTGCAGACGCTGGTAAACATTTTAATATGAATTGTGCCCTTACTGGTGAATATAAAGTAGGTTTGACTTGGAAAGATACTCATTAATGGAATTAAGATATTGTAAAGACTGTAATATGGCGGCAACCGATGACGGGGAGCTGTCTTTCTTTGTTAAAAACTCAGGAAGTAAATATGGCAGAAGAAATCTTTGTATATCTTGTGCGGTTATTCGCAATGAGAAACACCCTAAACAAAAAGATTGGAAAACAGATCATCAAACAAAGAAACGCTACGGGGTTGACGCAGTAACATATAAAACAAGGATGGCTTCACAAAAGTCTTGTGAAATATGTGAGTCTACTAAAGAATTGTGCTATGATCACGACCATGTTACAATGAAGTTTCGAGGTGTTTTGTGCCGACAGTGTAATCGTGCATTAGGACAACTTGGAGATAGTTTAGATCGTGTATTAAAAGTAGTTGATTATTTAAAGAAAGCGTAATATGGAAAGAGACGCACTAATAGATAAAGAAGTTGAAGGCGAAATCATCATTACCCTGTACGCTGATCGAACATTTTCTATCGGTACTTCTGTTGATTTAGAAACAACGCTAGACTGCTTGATTGCAGCCGCAGATGGCATTGTCGAAGAAACAATGGAAGGTATCGATGAAATGAAGTCCTTCTCCGGAAGGCATCACTAAGCTGTATTTATTAACCGCAGTATAACAAGGAGTTATTATGGCAAATTTAGAAAAGCCAGTGAAGTTTGAAGCAGAAGTCCAATGGGCTTTCTTTACCAAAAAGAATGAGATGTCGGGTAAGTACCAAGTAGACTTGACGAATCTCAGCGAGAATGCTGTAAAGGCGTTGACCGATGCTGGTTTAGAGCCACGCAATCGTGAAGACAAGCCTGAGAAAGGTTGGTTTATTACCGCTAAGAGCAACTACGAGATCAAGCCTGTTGACAAAGCTGGCAATGAGATCACAGATGCTGTCGGTAACGGATCGAAAGCAGTTGCGTTAATTAAGCCGTACGAGTGGAGCTGGAAGAACAAGAAGGGCGTTTCTCCATCTTTAGTCAAAATCATCATCACCGACTTGCAAGTGTACAGCGCTGACCAAGCCGTTGAAGAAGAGGATGACATTCCACTATGAAAGCCTTAGTCGATGCTGATATTCTTGTATACCGATTTGGTTTTGCGTCGGAAGGAGACCCAGCAGAATTTGCGTTAGCTCGTCTATCTGAATTCTTGGACAATCTCTATACAGAATTGAACATCGATGAAGTGTGGGGTTATTTAACCGGTGGCGGTAATTTCAGACATGAGATTGCTGTCACTGCGCCCTACAAAGGTAATCGTGTTGCAGCGAAGCCGTATCATTTTCAGTTGCTTCGTGAATACATGGAAAGAGCGTGGGGATTTGAAGTAATAGAAGGAATGGAAGCAGATGATGCGATTGGTATTGAAGCCTATCGCCATGATCCAGAAGAGACAATCATTGTCAGTATTGACAAAGACCTTAACATGATTCGTGGACATCATTATAACTTCGTCAAGGAAGAAAAGTACTTCGTGACTGAAGAAGAAGCAATCCGTAACTTCTATCTTCAGATCCTTACTGGTGATAAGGTTGACAACATTATTGGACTAGCCGGTATTGGTCCGGTGAAGTCCAAGAAGTTGTTAGTAGATTGCAATACCGAATTAGAGATGTACGAAGCTGTATTGAAAGCGTACGATGGCGACGAAGCCAGAGTGCTTGAAAATGCTCGTTTATTATGGATTCTTAGAGAGGAGAAGCAAGTATGGCATCCGCCAGTAAAATAAAGTTACAAGATTGTCCGGTGATTAAGATCACTTGGATTGACGCACAAGCCGACGCTGGTTGGGACGAACCAAAGGTCGACATCGCTCAGTGCGTTACTGTAGGATTTCTTGTCGGTGAAACAGATGATGCTATCTGTGTCGCAGGAACTGTATCAGATCACGAGTGCAATAATCGTATTAGTATTCCGAAGTCGTGGATATTAACGCAACAGTTAGAGGAAACAAAGAATGAAACCGCAGTCAGCAAAGGCAAAGGGAAGAAACCTGCAAAAGTGGGTAGTAGAGCAGTTGCAAAGAAGGTTCCCGCAACTACGCCAAGGAGACCTCGTAAGCACGTCAATGGGAGCCGGCGGGGAGGATGTCAAGCTAAGTCCAGCGGCAAGAGACGCAATACCGTATCAGTTTGAATGTAAGAGCCTAGCAAAGGTAGCCGTGTATAATTACTACGAACAAGCAAAGACACACGGCAATCATGAACCGATTGCTGTTGTCAAGCAGAACGGTAAGAAGCCTTTAGTTGTTTTAGATGCAGAAGTATTCTTTGATTTAATAGCGAGGAAATGATGAAATTAGTAGAGATGAAAGAGCGTAAAGACGGAGGCGCTGATCTTCAGATTGATATGTCAGAAGAAGAGCGTTGCTTTATGATTGAGTTTGGTTTTAATCAGTTGTTGCGTAATACCATTGATAAGTTTGAAGAGCAGTTTAAAACTAAGAAAGGAACTAAAAATGCTACACGTTAAGATTGAGATTATGGACAATGAGGATTGCATCACCCGTAGTCGTAACTTTGACGAATCTCCTCAGTGGATGGAGATTATGTTGATGTGTGCGGATGTCATCTCTGCACAATACGGATACAATGTTGTTGATCGTGTGAAGTTCATTGGCGACAATACAACCTTTTATGATCGTGCCGACGAGCATATGATTCCTAAAGCAGCTTGGGCGGAGTTCTTAAATCAAGACTTTGTGCAACCTGAGTTTGACTTTAATAAGCAAGATGAGGAATGGTCATGATCCAGATTAAAGAATGGAAAGTAGTTGGTGATCATACTAACTTTACTGTGCTAGGCATGGATGAACAAGGTTTGATCTATTACTGGAAAGAGACTAAATGGAATCTCCTATGAAAATCCTATTGCTTGATATTGAGTCTAGTCCTAACACAGCTCATGTTTGGGGTCTGTGGCAGCAAAACGTCAGCATCAATCAATTAATGGAATCTTCTTATGTCTTATGCTATGCAGCAAAGTGGCTTGGTGATGAGGAAGTTACATTCGATTCTGTTCATCAATCTAAACCAAAGGCAATGCTGAAAGGAATTCATGGGCTTCTCAACGATGCAGATGCTGTGGTTCACTACAATGGTACTAAGTTTGATATTCCTACTCTTAACAAGGAATTCTTACTACATAGTTTTAATCCACCATCGCCTTATAAACAAATTGACCTATTGCGTGTTGTTCGTAGCAACTTTAGGTTTCCTAGTAACAAGCTGGATTATGTAGCACAGCGTTTAGGATTAGGAAAGAAACACGAACACGAAGGACATGAGCTTTGGGTTAAATGTATGAATGGAGATAAAGATGCGTGGAAGCGTATGGAGCAATATAATATACAAGATGTCGTTTTACTTGAGTCGTTGTATAACTCTTTGCGTCCTTGGATCCGCAATCATCCTAATCACAATCTCTTTGCTGACGATCATGTTTGCCCTAATTGTGCTTCGACTCGCTTGCAGAAACGAGGCACTTCGATCTCTAGTACCGGAACCTATCAACGCTATCAGTGCCTTGCTTGTGGAACTTGGTCGCAGTCTACAAAATCAGTCAAATCGTCCGTGGAGATAAAGCAATGCAATTAAAAGAGTATATAGACCGCATAAACGAGTCTGTAAGCCCCGATACTAAGCAGGTTGGGGGTAGCCATTACCAAGTTGCAGAAATCCAGCCTTGGGACGTTATGCTGGCTTACGGGCTAGATCCTTGGAGTGCTAATGTTATTAAGTACTTACTTCGCTTTCCATACAAGAATGGCGTGGAAGACCTTGAAAAGGCTAAGCATTACATAGAATTTCTTATTGCGAACTACGAAAGTATTGACAAAAAGTACTATTCATGATACACTTAAACAAGAATCGCCGTATTAATTTCTACGGCATCAAAGACCAACAAGCCGCCAATCCTGCTTATCAGCATGGGATGAAGCTGATAAAACAGGGCGATTGGGAATACGGCTTTTATTTACATGAGTTGCGTTCTTTACCAGATTTAAGAATCAAACAAGGGGTCAAAACAGACTTTGCTAGAACTCCTGTTTGGGTTCCCGGAAATTGGTGTAAAGGTAAGAATGCTATCGTGTGGTCTGAAGCAGGTTGGGGCGACATTATTCAATTCAGTCGTTTCATTCCTCTGCTAAAACAAGCTGGAATACAATCAGTGAAGTTGTTATTCCCTGATCCTGTAGTTCGGCTATTAAAAAGACTACCTAATCATAACGGTTTATACACCGCAGGGGAATCTTTTCCCAACGCAGTGAAGATTAAGGTAATGTCGTTGCCGTACTTCTTAATGGAACACAATGTAATACCTGCTGAACCAGTACAGAAGATATACGGTAGTGAAGGGATATTTCGTAATCCTGAGATTGTTAAGCCAGTACGACAGAAACCTGTATTAGGTTATTGTTATACAACCTTAAACAATAGCTGGAATATGAAAGCTAAGCAGATGCCTAAAGAGCTTATGCTAAACTTCATTAAGCAGCACCCAGAGTTTGATTGGGTATCGTTACAGCAAGATGATGGCTTTATTACATCAAAGCATTGGAGCGATACTGCTGATCAAATTCAAACACTCGATGGAGTTATCTCAGTGGACTCAGCAATAGCTCACTGTGCTGGCTCTGTCGGTGTCCCTGTAGCAAACCTGATAGGACAAGAAGGCTCAGCGTGCTGGAGGTGGTTCCCAAAAGGAGACACAACATACTGGTACGACAGCATGAAGACTATCTGGTATGATACTTGGACGGAAGGACTTGAAAAAGCCCTAACGCATTTTCAACAACCAACGAAAGTAAAGAAAGATGGCATTAACAATACACGATCTAAAAGACAGACTAAAGCAAATAAATGAGATTGATTTGTTAGAGCTTCTGGAGATATCATCGGAGGATCTCGTTGAGAGATTTATTGATTTAATTGAAGACAACTTTGACAAACTTGAGAAAGAAGTAGAATGACATATAACACACCATTTAGCACAGTCGGCTATATTACATACAAAAGAACCTACGCAAGGAGATTAAATGAAACCGATCCAAAATCAAAAACAGAAGAGTTTACCGACACCGTTGAACGGGTTATTAAAGCTGCTAATAATCAACTAAAGTGTAACTTTGACGCTGACGAGCAAGAGCGTCTACGGAAGTACTTATTGGAATTGAAAGGCACTGTTGCTGGACGCTTCCTATGGCAAATGGGGACAGAGACAGTTGATCGCTTAGGATTAGCGAGTTTACAGAACTGTGCATTTACCGTTATTGATCAACCCGTTCGTCCTTTCACATGGGCAATGGACTTGCTAATGCTTGGCTCAGGTGTTGGCTACAACATTCAGAGGCAATATGTTGATAAACTTCCTCCGGTCAACGCTAACTTTAGCGCTCCTACTCGTGTTACTACCGCTGACGCTGATTTTATCGTGCCTGATTCCCGTGAAGGATGGGTCAAGCTATTGGGTAAGACGCTCAAAGCGGCGTTCTTAGCCGACACCAATCCTACATTCACTTATAGCACTATTCTTGTTCGTGGTCGTGGAGCGCCTATTAAGGGCTTTGGCGGTACTGCTTCAGGTCCAGAGGACTTATGTGATGGTATCGTTAAGATTAGTAACATCCTTGAGAAGCGTAAAGGCAAGAAGTTACGTCCA